ATCACTATTAAAATGTTCAATAGGAACAGCATCTGAAATGCTACAAGTTGTTTCAATATCAGGTGGTAAAATATTTGTTCCCTTAGTAAGATATATTTCAACAATTATGGCAGATACAACAGGGATATCACCTTCAATAGATACCATGTCAGCAGTAGGAAGAGTATATGAAACACTAGTAAATGGAGCCCCAATGACTGTAACTGCTATGTTACTTATATTAGTTAATACCGCAATTGGAGAAAGATTTGGTATTCCACCAGAAGATCGACATAAGAATCTACCAGTTGAATTAGGTGGACTATGGTGGTCTACTCCAGACATAATACTAAAATTTGGATTTAAATCAAATACAGGAAGATTATTGTCATTGGCAGAAAACGAAGGAGATGATGGCTTTTTAAAGCGAGCAATAATGATAATGATGTACACAGAGTTTATATGGAAAATGAAAGATGAATCACCTATAAAAAATGAAGAAAGTTTAATACGAATCGTTCAACAAGACACAGATGTAGCTTCTATGGATTTAAGAAGAAATGCACCAGAAGTATTTAAAGATTGTCAAATCTCATGGAATAGGTGGAAGAAGACAGATATGTCATTTGTTCAAATGACATCTAGACTAAGAGGTTTCCTAGAAAAGTTTATTCCAGAAGATAAATCCATGTCTTCTACTGAGTTTTATAAATATGTGAAAGATCAATTAGGGTTAGAAACAATGATTGTTAAAGGATCAGCCTTACACGATACAGTTAAAACTTTAGCAAAATATTTAACCTCATCATACCAAAATAGGAGAGTTAGAGTGACATTAGACTCTCAATTAGTAAGGAGATTTGGATATTTTAAATCCTGGATTTCAAATCCCTTTAGCGAAACACTCAAACTATCAAGATATGTGTCTACTGATACTAAAATGACTATAGGAGATATGTACAAAAATGTAATACATTTGGCTGAATCTTCATTTGAAATTCCACAATTCCACAGAAGTGCATACGAACTACTTTTAAGAAGATTGTCACCTATACTAAAAGAAACACGATTTAGTAAAGGAACAATAAAATATATTAAGAGGGATACACATTATGAATCACTAGATGCTGAATATCGTCAACTTCCAATATTAGACCTTATTAAAGTAGATACACGAGAACTATTACATGCTATTGTATATAGATCAATTCAGTTGTATAAAAAGAAAGATGGAATAAAAAACACATGGTTTCATAAAAAGACAGAACAAATGTGGGATACAGAGACTTTAAAACAACAACTAGCTGCAGTGGATTCAATCATGACAACATTATCAATTACAACATATGAAGAATTAACCAGACATGCAAGGTTAATTTTATCAATGTATATCCCGGTAGCCTTTGAAGGGATTGCAAAAGCACCTGAGATC